GGCGCACCATCCCACTTAACCGTCACATTGACCTTAGATTTTGCATTACCGGCTAACATATCTCGCAATGAGCGTAGATAGTTGATGACCTGTCTTGCGCCATCGACTCCACCATCTAGAAGCAAATCTTCCAGGTGTTCCATGTGGACGTTCTTTTCTTCAGTCAGGTACGACTTTAATTTTAACATTAACTATTCCAGTGGGTATCAGCCCATCTCTGTGCTTCTGATTTTGCCATTCCAACATTCTTATATGCTATGATTGGATGTCTTGGTGTATGACCGCTTTTATCAAATATTGTAGGCAACACTTTCTGACTGCCATCTTTATTGAACTTCATTGAGTCCATGCCAGATAAACGAATCTCAAACTTACCGTCTGAAGAAACGTGCTTGAATACTTTCTTATTACCAGGACCGTATCCATCTGCAACTTTCTTCCACTTGATCTTAGTCGATTCGTTAAACTGTTTGAATGATTGCATAACAATTCTCTTCTAATGAGTATACATTATACTACTATATCGGCACAATGTCAACTAAAATACTATGATATCTCTCTTACTAGCTGCTTTATCTGTGACCATTAATCTTCCTGCGCTATCTCCCTTAGAAGGCGATTTGCCGTAAATCTTTGGAACACGATTCTTATCAGATGCTTCTGGGTCGAATGTCTGATCTACTCGTCTTGCTCTCAGTCTGAAAAAGAGGTCTTTTGAGTCTGAATACTTCTTAGAGTCAGTTAGGCTTCCATTAACAGTTAAAACGCCATTCTTAAACTCTGACTTAACATCCATAGGACCTATATACATATAATCGATAGGACCACCCATAGGCTTGTTCCCAATTACAAGCAGTTTCTTATCTTTATCGTTTAATTTGCCGTAAGTATCTGGCACTTTATCGCCAGCTTTTAATCCCTTCTTTATATGATTATCATAGGCAGCTCTGAAGAATCTAGCACCAAGTCCAGGTATGATCTCTTCGATGCCTCTTAGACCACCACCTGCTAAACTAGGAGCACTGGGACCTTTCATCGACAGATTGATTATGCCTTTAGACGTAAACAACTGCACATCAGTATATGGCTCTGAACCAGACACTTGTCGACCAGTATACTTTTCGGCTTTAATAACGCCCTTGATAGTAGCATCTTTAGTCTTAATGGTAATAGGTTTATCGCCATTAGCAGTGATCGCCTGAGCTACGGCATCAACGAATCCATTCTCTTGTCTTTCAGCAGTGCCTCCTGCCTCAACAATAAAGCTTTTAAATCTCATGGCTTTTGCCATCATGGTACTCCAGGTATTATATTAATAATAGTATTTATAATTTTTTAATGACAACCCTACACTCTTCGAATCTTCGCATTGACGTTCTTACACCGTAATTATCATCTGTATTGTCTATCGTCATAGCGAGTACCGATAGTAATATGACCCTTAAATATTTCTTGATTTCTAATTTCGCCTCATAGTCGAGTAGTCTTTGGGGTTATCATCTCGTCCAACGGGAACGGAATTTGACTTGTGCATTGTTGCGATTCCAACAATGTAGTCTCCTGTGTATTCTGGTCGTTCTGGTTTTGAGAATGAAATGTCTGTAGCCGTCGGCGGGATGCTTGCATATTTATGTTGCTTGCGTTCATACGTCTTCTCTGGGACATACTCTTTAAATTCCTTAGTGAACTTCTTTGATTTACTAGAACGATACTCTATATAGTCTTTCAGCGTAGCGAACTGTAGGTTATGACAGTGACTCTTACGCATATCTTTGTTATATTTTCGCCATTCGAGTTCCATCGCAGAGAAGCTAACTTTCTCTGCTTTCTTTTTCTTCTTAGGCTTTTTAGATGTTGTATAAACACCCTTTACTATATGCATCGTCATGTTACACATTATACAACAGAATAGCCATATTGTCAACAAATATATGAATTTATTTTGTAAATAATCATCTTTTTTGTTGACAGTGGTATTTAGTTTGTATAAATAAGCTGTAAGGGTGCGTGTGAATGTGTATAACACAAGAGGCAAGTGTGACGCTTAGAAATAACTATCACAGAAGGAATAGTCGAGGAAGCATTGTAGATGCAGGTGGGGTTCCTCTCGACCACGTAAACTATTGTTAAGAAAGCGACTTTTTACAGTCGCTTTTTTTTCGTCTCAACAAAACTACTTCTTAGTAGTCTTCTTTCTATCTAAAGTTGCGATCTTCTTAGCTAAGACATCCACTTCAGCGTTTAACTCATCTATCTGTTTTGCGACATTCGGGTACTTACGTTTCCAAGCAATACCTTCTTTATCTAAGACATCAACACCGTATCGTTCTGTTGCCCAGTCTGCAATTTGCTCAAACTTAGCGTAACACCACAATCCCGCTTTTGTATCTTTAAACCATTTTGTTGAGGCTGCACCTAAAAGCGAACCAGCAACACTACTTACTAACCAAAGCCACATACTATTCTCCTATTTGAATCCACCAAAGTCTGGCTTCTTCTTGTCTCTAAATGAAGTAACGTTATCTTTGTCGCCACTATTTTTGTTTCCCCATGAAGGCTTACTATCAGTCTTCTGATTTGATTGACCATCGTTGACTAAATCTTGAGCAGAATCTTCTGCGTCAAATAACTTCATCTTAGATCGATCAATGCCTATAATGAATCGTTTGAGATAGTTGGTATCACCCCATCGATTCTTTAACTGCTTGACCATTAACTGACCAAGACCTTCTAGCTCTTCTGTCGAGATCAAACCAAACATAAAGTCAGCCGTTGCAGGTAGACCAAATGATTCAGATGTATCTTCAAGATTCAAATCTGAACTACTATATCCAGTTCTCGTTGTCTGTGTAGCACTCAAGATTGGAACATTGAACTCTACAGCAAGACCACGAAGTTCTTCAGCAATAGCTTTGATGATCGTATACGAATTGACATTCGCACCCGCTTTCATTCTCGAACTGGTGCATATATTTAGATAATCAATATAGACCATATCTGGAATAAAGTTCTTCTTCAGCTTCAACTCATTCAATAGATGACGAAAGTGGGCAGAGCCAGCACTTGCTGTCGGGAACTCTTTGACGATCAGTTTACCAGTTGTCTTATCTTTGACCTTCTGCACTCTCTTCATAAACACATCTTTGGGCATATCTTGCAGACTGTCCATCGTTGTGTTCATTAGATTAGCATCAATACGCTCTGATATCTTCTCTTCTGCCATTTCCATTGTAATATAAAGAACATTCTTACCTGCCATAAGATTGGCAGATGCACAATGAGTCATAAACAGAGTCTTACCAACACCAGTACCAGCAAGTGCAATACTTAGAGACTTGCGTGACAAACCACCCTTAGTGATCTTATTGAACAAGTCTAGATCAAATCCAATCTTATCTTCTTTCGTATGATAGAAGTCAAATCGATCTTCGGGCTGTTCTAGAAAGTCGTGACCAATCGCTTGATCAAAAGATACACCAAGTGCATTACTCAGCAACTCTGGAATCGAACCCTTGTCTAGGTCTTTGTGTTGACCATCAAGAACAAGAATAGATTCTCGAACAGCATTGTAGATAGCTTTGTCTTGGCAGAACTTCTCTGTCTTATCAACTAACCATTCAATATCAGTCTTCTCATCATAATCTAAAGCGGTAATGATCTGAGATATAGATTGATACTGATCATCACTAATGTTAGACTTCTCTTCGATTGAGATACGGAGTGCCTCTTTCGTAGGCACCCCGTTGTAGTCAGATATATAGCTTACAATTGACTTGTAGACACTCTTCTCAGAGAAATCATCGAAGTAATCATCAGTAAGGAATGGTACAACCCTACGCATATAATCTTCATTATGTAACAATCCTGATAGAATCGTTTGCTCAAGCATCAGTGATTGTCTCCAAGTTTGGCACTTGCGAATCATCGTCAATCAAAGACTTTGTTGCCATAGTATAGCTATCTCGAATGTGGGTAGCAAAGTCAGTCTCTTTAAACATCATGAGCCAGAACTCTTTGTTATCTACAATCTCTTTAGCTCGTACCATCTTATCGAGCAATACTTCACCAGTAGCAGGATTAACTGCTTCATACCAACCGACTTTAGGCTTGACTACATATCCACCAGCTTCTGCGACTTCTAGCAATCCAGACCACTTCGAGATACCACCTTCGAATGTCACAGTTACTGGAATCTTAGACTTCTCACGAACATGGCGAGACTTCTCGATATTGATGATAAAGTGATAACCCTTGATCTCTTTATCGACTTTCTCCTGTTGACGACCAATGATCCAGATAGCATCTGCTGAATAGTAAGCGCCAGTACCGCCAGATACGATATCTTTAGGATATAGACCAATCTCTTTGTATGTGTGATTCACAGCAACAAGAGGAATATCTTTTAAGTTCAAGTGTGGCGTAATCATTCTGAACAGCGACTTCATCTGTTTAGCACGAGACATATCAGCGACTGACTTACCAGACATAGCATCGTCTACTTCTTTCTTAGAAGCAAGGTTACCAATAGAATCTATGATGATAATGACTTTATCTTTAGCTGTCAGACCTTCAAGCTGTTGCATGATATCAAACTTCAACTGCTCTACGTCAGTGATTGGCGTATGGATAACTTGATCCATGTTAACACCGAAAGACTCAAAATAAGCCTGAGGTGTACCAAACTCTGAATCATAGAATAACACCACAGCATCGGGATGTTTCTTCTGATAAGCGGCTGCCATAAGCAATGCGAATGCAGACTTAAAGTGTTTTGACGGACCCGCTAACATGAGTAGACCGGGTGATAATCCACCGTCAATCTTGCCAGATAACGCAACATTGACCATAGGGACAGATGTTGGCGACATCTCTTTCACACCAAACACTTTAGACTCTGTTATAGAGGCTGTGAGCTTGATGGTAGAGTTCTTGGCAAGCTTTTCCATTAATGATGACATAATTTATTCTCCAAATTCAATTTCAATATTCTTTTCACTACGCTATTATAACACTATTTGCTATAGATGTCAAACAACTTCTTCTCAAACTCTTCAATCTTTGCTGTACGATTAGGCCACAGAATATATTCCTTTTCGGGATTCGCTTTTAGATTGTTAAGCAGTGGGATAACAGAGTTGTATAAATCATCTAGTTTACCCTGTGCATCCTCTGCTGTGTGATTCAGATCAGTTAGATCCGATTGTGCTTTTTGAACTATCTCTAGTTCGGTTTCGTCAACGGCAGTGAAGCCGAAATCAAATATATCATTTGACATCTGTTCTCTCCTTTATTAAATCCACTTGTTCAAGATACTCTTGTCTTAGGAAAGTGTCATTCAGCTTCAGCCACTCTTCAACTGGAGTACTATCTTCGCCCTCATCGCTTCTTTCAGACATAGCGTCTGCGTAGAGTCTTGCGGCAAATTCGTTAAAATCAAGCCAAACCATATTTTTCTCCTAACAAAAAAAGTCTTCTAGTGAGTTGATATGTTCAAGTTCCCAATTGATGGCATCAGATACCAACTTCAGTGGATCCTTGAACGTCTTGTTAAATTGCATTTCATAGTCGATGTGTTCGTGTATGCCAAACTCTTTAGGCAAGAATGGGTTGAATGATATAACATTCTCCATAAGAGGATTGGGCATCTTCAGATAACAAAACTTGACTTTAGTACCGTTCTTGATACCCTCAATAGAGAGGTTTAGCTTCTCGACTTGCTTGTTATATAGTAATGCGCCCCTGACGTGAATAGGTGTACCTTTCTTGTATATCGTATGCTGATCTCTCCACTTGACGATATCGCTTACGCCACGGGGAAAGGACACATCTTCTGGTGGTAGACTCTTGAACTCTTCATAGAAATCAGAAACAAACTTCTGCAACTCTGCTTCAGTCGAGTTCAACATTAATGAATACGCCTTCTTGAACTTGTCTCTTACTATCTGAGGCGTTGATGACTTGACAGCTTCAATGCCCATGATCTTTAGCTTAGGCTCTGCGTACTGCACACCCTCATTATTAAACACGTTAAGTATATAGCGTTTCTTAGCAGTCCAGATACCCTTATCAGCAATAGCTTCACGAGCCATAACCATTCGACTATCGTATGCATTCATTCGCTCAAACATCGCATCATACGACTTGGCTAGAATAGGCACGATCTTTTCTTCACAAGCTTTGTCAATAAAACTTACAGGATCTTTAGGATTGACAGCTTTCACTAGAGGAGACATATCAACATAAAGTGAATCTGTGTCCATTGCGATAACGTAATCATCATCAGTCTTGAGCATCTTGTTTAGAAACTCATTCATGGCTTTCTCAGCCCACTTGATCGACAACTGACCAGATAGCGTAATACCCTCTGCTATTCTAAGATCGAAGTATCGGAAGTAATTATTACCTAAAGCACCATAAAGTGAGTTGAGCAAAATCTTTACAGCTTGTTGGGTATTATCTAGTCGATTGATTTCTCGATCTAGATCAGCAGTCTTATCTTTCTCGTAATCTTGCTTGAGTTTAAGCATATCAGTCTTAACAACCTTTCGCTCATTATACAAACCGATAATGATATCTGGTAGAATGCCACGCTTGTCTTTACGATACATCGAACCATTTGCCGCTACTGCAACATCCATCGCTCTAGCATCTTCAGTCAACTCATTGTTCAGATAGTGATCTACGCCACCAATAGTAAAGTCACCACCACCGTTGAGTAGAGTCTCTGGCGACATATTGTACTGAACAATCAGATTAGGATATAGAGAGTTTAAATCGAATGAAGTGACCCACTCAGTCATACCAACTCGTGGCTCTTTTACATAACCACCGGGATATGAATCTTTGCGTTTAGCTACAGATGGTGGCACAGCAATGTTTCTATCACTCAAATAACGATATATGATAGAATCCCATATACCAGTCGTGCCAAAAGTATCAGCGTAATTCACGCCACCCTTATATGCGATAACTAAGGCTAGATCCATAAGACCAGTCTGCTTATCGATCTTGTCAACCAACTGGACATCTTTAATATTATAGTCGATGAACTTCTGGTGATTAGACTTATACAGACCAAACAATGATCCATGCTCTGCATAAGATAGCTTCTTCTCACCGAGAACAGTAGAGGCAATATGATCTAGAGAGTATGAGGCTTGAGTGCCGTAAGTGAATCCGAACTTCGTGAAGAGGTCATAGTAATCTACTTGCTGTACACCGTAAATCTCATAAGCATCCATATCTCTGCCTTTGATAGCAATCTGACGATACTTTGTGATGCCAAAAGGAGAGAACTTCTTCACAGTTTCTTTACCGAGAATATTCTCTGTTCTTTTGATTAGATACGGTATATCAAATAGTCGAATGTTCCAACCAGTAATAATGTCTGGGCAGTTATGCATCCAATAGTTCAGAAACTTCAACATAAGATCAGTTTCGCCAGCACACTTTACATAAAGAACTTCTGCGCCATCTAGCTCTAGCTCTGTCTTAGATACATCATAGTCGCCGGTACCCCAAACATAGTAAGCGTTTAGTTGACTGCTTTTGTAACAGATTGCAGTAACTGGATACTTAGCTTGATCTGGTTCTGGAAAGCCGTCATCGGACTGCACTTCAATATCTATGTTGCCAACATTGATCAGCTTAGAGTCATAATCGATCTTGCCAGGATGCTTACTGTTCAAGAACTGAGCAGTAAAGTTTGAGTTACCGTGAACCTGAAAGTTATCAATATCTTTGTACTTCTTAACGAAGTCGCTGGCTTCAGACATTGAATCTAGCTTGATAGGCTCAACTGGCTGACCCTGAAGAGTCTTCCACTCGCCAGTGGCCTTCTGTGACACAAGATACATAGTAGGCTCAAACGGCAGTCTAGCTTTAACAGCTTTGCCCTGATCATCATAACCACGATACAGCATATTATTGCCGTATCGATTCACACAAGTATAAAAACTCAAATTACTACTCCAAATAAAAATTGCATAATATAAGAAACATTGTACACTATATGAAACACTTTGTCAATACTAATCGACTCTCTCACCAACACCGTAATCAACTACTACTGGAAATCTTGGTACTCCATCAGGCGTAAGTCCGAAGTATCTTAGTGTTGCCCAGGTAGGCGTTTCATTAGACTCAAAAAGCTCTTTCATCTGAGTCTGCGTACCTCTAACTCCAGCACCGCAAGTCGTGCCATCTGGCAGTCGGAGAACAAATCTCTTGATGTGTCCAGACCAATTGCCTAGTCCTTCTTCGACAGTCACTACATCATACTCTTCTGTGATAAACTGCTTTCTTTTGAGAAGGCTTTTAGATCGTTTACATTCGTACTTCTCATCAAGTCGAACCATCTGACCTTCATAACCATCAGACATATAAGATGCATATAACTCATCCAGCTCATCTTGAGTATCGCAGAAAGTGGTAGGCACTAGATGTAAGTACTTGTCAAAGAATCCAGGTCTGGTAGACTCCATTGTTAGACGTTCGCTTCTTAGAAAGAAAGTAGTATCAGGCTCATTACTATCATAAACATCATAAACGTGATATTGTACCAAACGCTTAGATTCTTCGATACCTTGATCTGACAGCTTAGTCTTTCTAACTAAACTAACAATCTTGTTAAAGTCTTCTTTTAAATCGTGATTATAGAGTTCGCCATCTAGTGTAATAGCGGGATTGAGTGCTACGACATCTTTGATCTCATCCCAGATATGTGGACAGCTATTGATAGGCTTACCGCTTCGTGTCCATAATCCCTTTGAGTTTGCTATACAGCGAATGCCGTCTAGCTTGGGTTGACTGAATCCAGACGATACTTGAACCTTTGTCTTTGTATAGTCCGCAGCCAGCATAGGCTCAAACTTGTCGTATGAGTCTATTTCGGTTATGTTCAGAAAATATTCTTTTTCAATGCGCTTATCCCAGATAGCCTTTGCTTCTGCTTGGGCTTGGGTGTAAGCGGTAGTACTGTTGATCTTGCCAACATTCTTGGCTTCGCTGATATTCCATTCACTTGTGACTTTCTTGCCATCTTTGAGACCGGCAATTGTTCTTGTACCTGCATAGTCATCATTAGAATATCCAACTTCGATACACCAAATTCGTACTTTGCCTTTACTGTCACGTTTATATAACTCAGGTAAATCTTCAATAAAATTCATAGTGTAGTCCTCTCTAGTAATGTGTCATTATAACACAAGTTCTGAGGGATGTCAAGAATATCTTGACGGTTGTTATGTATCCTTAATTTAAGAGATACTGATCAAGCTATAAGCGATTACATATGTGCTTACTGCTAACATCATTAAAGTCGAAACTAGTTCACAAAAGAACCCATCGCAACTCTTAGCCTTTAGGTAAGAGAGTGCTTTTTTCACTTTTACTATTGCTCCTGTTATGGTCGTGTTTAATTAGATGAGCCACAATATGTGACTCACCCATGTACTGCTTTACTTCTTTATGTTACTCTGAAAGAAATTGTTTCTCTTCAACCGAAGCATTGATAGCGATCTTTCGAGGCTTATCTTCTTCGGGTATTACATTTTCTAGCGTAATGCCTAAGATACCGTCTTTGAAAGTAGCATCTGTCACGACGATGGTATCAGCAAGCGTGAATGTTCGACTGAACGATCTTGCGGCAATACCTCTGTGTAGATACTCTTTCTCTGCCGAGTCCTCTGAAGTACCTTCTACGGTGAGAATCGAATCCTTTACCGTGATATCGATCTCTTCTTCTGAGAATCCTGCTAGAGCTAATTCAACGACATACGTTGTCTCGCTCTCTTTAGTAATGTTATACGGTGGATATGATGTCTGTTTTGTAGCTGGCTTTGCCAACAGTTGATCAAAAATTCTATCAAATCCAAGTGTGTTCAACGGATCATACGTGCTTTGCAAATAAGTAGTCATATTAGACCTCCAAAAAGTTATGCAAGGTTAAGTTAATGTAAGACCCCTAAGGCATCTTACACTATTATTTATACAAACTTAACCATGATTTATGACAATAATGTTACTTTTTTGCATTACTTTTTTGCATAAAGGTTATTACTGTAACTTATATACACATTATAGCACAAGGATACTCAACTGTCAAGAACTATATTCCTGTTGATCCGAAGCCACCGCTTCTGTCTGTTTTCTGAACAGGCTTTGATTGAATAACATACATATCTGGTCTGTTAGGAGTATTGATGATCTCACCTTGAGCAACTCGCATTCCATCACGAATCTCTAGTGGGTTTCTTGATACATTGACAAGCATAACATAAGACTGCTCGACATAATCAGCATCGACTACACCTTCACAATTAGCTATGCTTATTCCCTGTTTCCAAGCAAGTCCCGATCTAGGGTGTATTCTAAGTGATTGATTATGATCCAGATCAAAAATTAGCCCAGTAGGAACTAGACATCTTTCACCTGAATAGAGTGGAATGAATCCGTTTGTGAGTTTTCGTTTTGTTGGAGTGTTTGATGCGCCCATAATGGTCACTTCGTCTTGCTCTCGAATCGATGCAGATAGATCGAAGCAGGCTGACCACTTAGTACCATAGATTGGCAAATGGGCTTCATCAAATAGTTTGTAGATTTTTAGTGACTGTGTTGGTGGTGCTATCATTATATAGTGTTCCTTATCAAATTATCGTTTTTTACCTATGCTATATTTCGCTACTAATTCCCATTCGCCTTTCTCTTTGTGAGGAAGTATCTTGATCTGAGATAGTGGAGCAACAGGCTCTTTGATTTGCTCTAAGTTTAGAGGCTTGATTAGTTCCCATTCTGCAAGTAGAGTCACAATAGTATTTCTTCTACCCTTATCTTCTTCAGAGAAGTCGTTGATTTTACCATCTAGCTTAAACAACTCTTTGAAGTGGACAATGTAGTACTTACCTTGCTTGTGAAGTATATGGCACGATTGAAATAGCTTCTGCTCTTTCTTTGAGGCGATACCGATGCGTGTTAGTGTCTCTTTGACTTTAAGGAAACTTTCTTCACTTGGTAAAGTTACCTCAACGAGTTCTTCTATTAGATTCATTTTTAATACCACCAGTATCTTGTTCTTGTTTTATAGTTTCAAGTTGATCACTAGTCAACAAAGACAGATATTCTTGGCCTACAATAGTATTACATCCATAGTAGCTACATACCAATTCAAGTTCTTCATTACTAGCACTCTTTATCCATTTAGACCAACGCTTCTTAGGTCTAATACTATTTATAAGATACTCGTATTGGGGGCGCTTATCAAGTTGGTGGTACATATTCATTTCATTAGCGTATAGAATCGTGTCAGGAAAGTAAGAAAGAGCGGTATTCGTTAGCCAAGGCTCATATCCCTTCTCACTCAATACATCATTCTCACTATCTCGCATCATGTTCTTTTTGGTGCTATTGATCGTGTTGATATAATCAAATGGTTTGCTCATCTGGCTTCTCCTCTACCTTGTCCATACAGGGACTACACAATCGCACTTTACCTTCACCGTCTGCATACTTGTAAACGATCTCACCGGGATGCTTACCTAGAGGTCCAGCGCACAGAAAGCAATTCTCTCTCTTTGATAGTTTGAATGGATTCTTCATTTCCAGTCAATCTCTGCCATTAGCGTAGCAAGTGCGGCAACACGATTGATCTCAGAGTTCGCAACAAAGGCTTCTTTGTATTGGTACTCAGCGAGAATGATAATAGCATCAGCAATGCTCTGGGTGGTATTGATTCGAGCGGGTAACGTATCATACAATTGACGATACAAGACAGCAGAATCGACATCGACATTCTCAGCAACCCATTTACGAGTCGCTGTAAAATCACGGCTCTTCATTAGATCAATAAGACCTGCAACACTCTCGCCAGACTTATTGCTTAGTATACCAGCATCAATACTACCAGTAGAAGCATACCGCTGTAATTCGTTAAGGACTCTACGCCAATCGGGGAAATATAACTGTACAACTTCAGCAACTGCTTTTTGATCATAAGTAACACCTTCGTCTTTTAGAATACCACAAACTCGTTTGAAGAACTGGCTCGCCATTGCAGGCTTATCTGCTTTATCAATAGCGAACTCGATAACACTACATCTTGAGTGGAGTGGCTCGATGATTCGATTCTTGAAGTTACAAGTCATAATGAAGCCACAGTTTTTCGAGAACTCTTCCATGAAGTTACGAAGTGCGGGCTGTGTGGAATTTGCGTTTAGATAGTCAGCCTCATCTAGGATGACGTATTTTCTACCACCAGTGAATGAGACACTAGAGGCAAAGTTAGATATATCGTTTCTTAGGGTATCAATGTTACCATTCATAGAACCATTGATCACTATATAATCAGCACCAATCTCTTCTAGCATAGCCTTTGCAATTGTTGTTTTACCAACACCTGCACGACCAGATAATAGAAGATTAGGAACATTCTTTTGATCTACAAATTGTTGAAAGGTCTGCTTGAGGCTTGCAGGTAATATAGCCTCTTGAACAGTCTGTGGACGATAAGACTCTACCCACAAAAAATCTTTCTTATCACTCATGCGGTTCTCCATAATATAAAATAAAAGTCGGGGAGAGGTAACACTCTCCCCTTTGT